CGAGGAACCGCCCTGTAGTGATCCGGGCGCCGCCTCATCCTGCGCGACTAGGCTAGAGCTATCGCGATACGCGACAAGCATCAACCCGACGTCGCCAGCCACCGGATCGAGAATCACCGCCGCGCCGCCGCTGCGCAGTCGAAAACATGGCACGTTCGCAATCTCGCCGTGATCTGAACCGGTCCCATTCTCCAGCCGTTGTTTCAACAGCGGCTGCACGGTCACGTAGCAGTCCGATGTCAGCGAGCCCGAGTTCTGCACTGAGACCACGCTCACAGGGACGATCGTGATCACCTTGTTGATGAACTGCTCGATGATAAAGGCGAGCTGCGGATAGTCCTGCGCAAAGCTCGACAGCGTGCGCAGCGGAATGAAGTCGGCTGGCGTACTCATGCTGCCCTCGCTGCTGCGATGCATTGCATGCGCGCGAACCAGTTGGACGAGCCGAGGTTCAAGGATTCAAGTTGCAGTGTCTGCTGATACGGAATCCAGCTCCCGTTGGCCGGCGTGATGAGGCTGTCGGAGATGGTGAAGAGTGACCCGACGAGCATTGCCGGATTGAAGTAAGCGACGACGCCGATCCCGAGCGCTTCGATCGTGGGGAAGCCGATAAGGCCCGTGGTCGGCGTGAGGGTCACGCCCGAAGGAATACTGCGCGAGCCGCCCTTGGGGATGAGCGCGAGAGTTCCGGAAATGCCGCCCGTAGGCGTGCCGATTGGGTCGAATACGATCGAAAATGCCCCTCCGCCGAGCTGCACGTGCTTCTGCGCCATGTCGATGGGAGACCCGGCCAGATAGGCGCCCTTGGGAATGGTGCCTGCCACGCCGTTTAGCTGAAGCCCTGCGCCCATCGCCGAGGTATAGACCGATGCGACCTCCCGATGCGTCGCGCCGCTCGGCCAGGACGCCCCGCCAGCAATCGGCTGTTTACCGGGCAGGTAGTAGGCCGGCATCGCCTGGCAGTGGAAATACGTCTCCGGCATGCCCTCCAAGATCGGACCGCCCTCGACGATCACGCCGTAGAAGAGCGTGAACCAGGACGTGCCGCCATCCTGGCTTCCCTCGAGCAGCACGTAGTTCTTGCCGATCGCCGTCGGGTAGCCCTGCCAGCCGCTGATGGCCGACAGCGCGTTCATGTCCTCGAGCGCCATGCCGTAGACTTGTAGGTCCAACTGCGTCAGGAAGTTGAACGCACCCTGGATATTGGCGAGGGTACGCAGGCCGGTGAGCACGAGTTGATTTGCGCCGCTGGAGAACGATGCCGCGCTACCGGCACCGAGGTAAAACGTCGTTCTCAAGCTTTTTGCGCCGAAGGACGTATTGGCCGGAGTCGCGCTCATGCCAACCCCGCCGCGACATCCGCCGCCGTGTAGTAAATCAACTGGTACTGCGAGCCGAGCCCAGCCCACTGCGGCTGTGTCGAGTCCTGTAGTCCCAAGTTCTCGGTATCGACGAAGATCAGTTCGCCTTCAAAGCCAACATAGTCGCTGGTGGCGAACAACGGCTCCGCGATGCCGCAGAGTTTGCCCGTGAGGACAGGAACGCCAGCGAGGGAGATATCAGCGAAAAGCTGCACTGCCGGCGCGGCCTGCACGAATACCGGAGCGGCGGGCGTCGAAGTCTTGTCCAAATACACGCCACTGTCATAGCCGGTGTAAAGAGAAATGCCGACCTGCTGTCCGTCGAGGTTGACAGTCAGGGTCTGAGAAGGCGCGGCCAGCAGTGAGATAGTTTGCGGCATCAGAATAGCGACAGGTTCAAAGCGCCCAGCGCCGCCTGTGACTGCTGCGAGATCGGTGCCGGCTGAATGAATCCCTTATTGGTGGCCGGCAGAGCCGTCGGGTCCGACGCATTCGAGGTGTTCGCGGTCGTATTCGAATACGTCGCGGTCGCGGTCTGATTGATCGCGATGAAGTACACGTCGACTTCGATCAGCGACGCATAGGGAGCGCCGCGACGCGCGATCTCGTAGCGCGTGATGTTCCCGGAATACGGCGCCTCGGGCGTGAAGATCAGGTAGATATTCGTATCGCCGGCAATGCTCGCGATAGATGCGAGAAAATTCTGCCGGTCCGTCAGCGTCCCGGACTTGCGCATCGTGACCATGGTCTCGTACGGCACGACGACTTTATTGAAGCTCTGAAAGCCACTCGCCTGCGACGCGGTCTTCGCCTGCACGGGGAAGCTGGAGACCTGCCACTCGTTGCGGTTGTTGAAGTCGATCACCGAATCAGGGTCAACGACCTGATCGCCGCTGTAATTGAAAATGCCCCACGCCGCTGGCGACTGCGACGCCTGCCAGAGATTCGTGTTGATCGCCTCCGTGGCGAGCGCGAGCGTTCGCGACACGTAGCCGGGGAGCTGCGGAACGCCAGGCAGATTCGGGACGTTGGGGACGGGTAATGTCACTGTGTGACCCCGCTGTCCGCTTGGCTCACGTTGAACTTGCGCGCAACGGCGGCGTGCGCGTGGGCCATGATGCCGTCCGCGTCGGTGGCTTGTGTATGGATTGCCATATTGCCGATTGTCACTGAACTGTGGTGCTGCGCACCGCCGCTCAAAGAATGCAAAGCGCCGAGCGATGGCGGTATCGGAAGCGCGTGGGGGACGAAGGGCGGCAGTTTCAGGAGAGCGACGCCGTGCGGATCGGGCAATATCTCAGGAAGAAACGCATGGTCCTGTCTCCACCTCTGCGCAATCCAGCTGTTGCTGGCGAGGTTGCCAAGTGCGGGCCCATGGACCTGCGAAAATATGTCCGAGAGCAGGTCGGCAGTTGCGTGAGCCGCGTTTTCCGCAGCGGAAACGGGATGCCCGGACAGCAAGTCGCGATTGACGCCGAGTATGATTCCGCCAGCTCTCAAGGCGTCGTGGGCGGCTGTAGTCGCCACCGCTCGTATTGGGCCTGGGCTCGCTGTCGTCCCGGTTTCCTTCTGTAGCCATTTGAAGAATGGCGAGTTCTCCATTTCGTTCAATGTCGTGCTGACGACGTCGAGCGCGTCGTCGAATAGGCTCAGCGCCGAGTTCGCCAGACCGATACCGACGCCCAGCGCGCCAAAGCCACGCGTGGCGGTGTCCTCTACGCCGAACTTCAAATCGATCATCGCATCCGCGGCCTCGGTCGCCGCGCGAGCCGTTCTCTCACTCACACTCTCGTTGCGCTTGGCCGCCTCAGTCCATAGCTTCTCCATCGTCGCGAGCGGATTGGCTGACGTCGCGCTCTTGCCTACCATCGCCGCGAATGCCTCCGGAAGCCCGGGCAAGCGCGCCTGCAATGTCTGCGCAACGTTGGCCTCAGGTGATAGGCCAAACGGATTGACGGCCATGATCTGCGGCAACTGCTCGCGAGTGTGCAGAATCAATTGCTCGTAGAACCGCTTCGGGTTCTGCGTTTCCTCTGCAACTGCGCCCCATGGATTCTGGAACCCGAGACTCGCAAGGCCGCCAATCTGTCCGAGTCGCGCGAGCGGCCCGTAGATCAAGCTGTAGACCGACGACAGCCCCTGTGCGCCGAACTGCGCGCCAGCCCCTTGTGGCGCGCCTACCAACGAACTGAACTCCTGCAGCGTGCGCAGCGTGCGCGTCGAGCTGCCCAGCGCCTCGGCCTGAATACCGAGGTTCTTGAACTCGAACGCCATATTCTTGACGAGATCGACGGCGCCAGCCAATCCTGCGATCCCGATGGTGAACGCGCTGAACTTGCCGAGGACTCCGGCGATGGACGCGCCCATGCTCTCTGCGGATGTGGTGACGGAGGAGCGCAGCGATTCGATGGAATCGGCGGCAACCTTCTGGCCTGCGGTGAATTGGGAAGGATCAAGCGTTAGCCTCGTAATAAGCTCGTCGATTACCTCAGTTCCCATTTTATCGACCCTGTTTCCTCTGCGCGCGCTCCATCATTCGGTGTTGGTTAGAGCCGTCCACTGCGATTACCTCCAAAAGGTCGTAGAGGTCATGGACGCTATGGAATTCTTGCAAGTCTCTGAGCGTCGCCTTCTTCGCGGAGATCACGATACCGATCGTCCGTGGCAGGTTTTCGTATTCGCTCAGTCCGACGGTGACGTCGGCGGCGATGATGTTGGCGGGCCGGACGCGACTGGAAAAAAACCGAGGAACAGACATATCAGCTCCTTTCGCAGAAGCCTGCGTGTCGCGATCTCCTCGATTTGGCAATTTTCGCCCTTGCGAATGTCCTGAAGCGGGTGGCGCGGATCGTGCTGATACTTCACGCAATCCCACAGCGGCTCGAGACTCGGATGGAGCAGCACGAGATCGACGCGCGGATCATCGAAGTTGATGCCCATGCTCGCGAGGCCGGCGGCGTGGCCGATGTCGTCGCTCGGGACTGGGACTTTGATGGCCTCGGCCAGCAGCGCCTTCGCCAGCCCGGAAAGACGCTCGCCTTTGTCGGCGTCGGGCTCTGTGAGCACGAATACCTTCCCGCCATCCCGATCGCCACGCTTGTCTGAGCGCTCACCCGGAATCGTGAACTCGAGTTTCTGTCTTGCCACAATTACACCGTTGGTAGCGCGCTGTACTGGTAGGTGAACATGAGCTGATACGAGAGCTGCTGCAGGCCCATCTTCTTTGCCGCAGCAAACGGCGTCGCGCGTTGCAGCACGATCTGCTTGAGATAGTACGCGAGGCCGATCGCCGGCAGGTTGATGACCATGGAGCCGACGTAGCGGGCTTTCGCTGCCGCTTCAGCGGAGCGCCACGCTTCCATGACGTCAGGCACGCTCGAGGAGTCCGCCTGAAACGTTAGCTTCATTGGGAACAGCGCCGGTATCCACGCGGAGGAGAGAAGTCCATCGACGCCGATAACAGTGTTGCCGACCTCGGTCTCGTCGGCGGACCACGCATCGTCTGTCGCGTAGCCTTCGAGTACTTGCGGCAATGCGAAGACTGTCGGGACGGTCAGGATGACCGAGGAATTTGCGGAGGTTATATCCACTTTGATTTACTCCGCGTTATTGAACATCGATACTGGACAGCGCCAGGCTCTGGACACCACCACCGTCGAGGTACCAGAGAACAATTCCAGACCATTTTCGCGTCGCCTGCACGCTCGGGCTCGGTATGGGTACATACAAGAAGTACCCGTTGTTTTCGATCGATTGTGCCGCGCCTGATATCGTTGCCGCGTCAATCTGCGCAGCCTGCAGCGGCGTCAACGTGCCGCCAGAGACGGCCGCGCCGAAATTCAACATCTGCGTGATGACCGGCTGGAATCCGGCACTGATGAGTCCCTGACCGACAGACGTGAACGGAATCCACTTGACGGATGTTTTCAGCGTGAGGCCGGCATTCTGCAATGCCTGCGTGAAGAAAATGGCGTTGACGTAGCTGTCCAACCACTTCCACGCGCCACTCACCTGCCCATTCTCAAAGAGCGACAGTGTCTCCGTATCAGCGGAGAACTGGCAGTAGGCATTGTAGAAGTTAGCCAGCGCGTTGTTGTATGCCGTCTGCGAAGTGATATCCGGCGGTGGCCCGAGCGGGCTCTGCAGCGCGTCGAACTGCACACGGCCGCCTTTGGCATTGAAGTTGATCGAGGCGACTGCGCCACAGACGAATGCCGCAATGACGCCCGACGGGTTGTAGACGCAGGCAACGCCGGTCTGCGTGGAAGTGACTACGCCAAGGCTGTCGCTGACGGGATTGCTCGCCAGCACAGCAGCGTTGGCGTCATACGGCACGTAGAGGAACGGTCCCGGCTGCGTGCCGCCGGTCTGCGCGCTCACCCAGGTCGCGAATGCCTCCATGTTCATCAGCGTCGGCAGCCAGTCGGTCGTGAAAGATGCCCAATTGGTCGTCACGTTGATGACGCCGTTCATGACGCTGGCAGGAGTTGCGGCAATGGCGCCGTTTGCTTGAAGCAACGCGCCCTGAGCGGCCTGCAGGTAAAGGAGCGGGGACAGAGACGTGTCGGTCGGGAACGCGATCGTGGCACCAGCGCCCGTCGCCGTTGTCGAGATCTGGAACGCCGAGAGCTGCGTATTGAACGTGACGGTTACGGAGGCGCCAGCCGTATTGATAGCCGTCGCAATAATCGTTGCGGCTCCCGCGAAGCTGCCAGCCGAAGACAGATTGATGCTGGCGGTAGTGTAAACCGTGCCGCCAACGCTGATCGTGATCGTGCCGGTAAGCGCTTCGAGCTGCGTCACGGTCATCGCCGCGAGCGAGCCAGAAAGCACCCACGCGGAGACGACTGCAGCGTTGTACTGCGTGACAAGGAGATTGCCGGGGAGCTGCGTCGCGCCGGTGTAGCCCGCGTAATAACCGGCAGCGAGCGCGTAGATATTGGAGTTCGTGCCGAAGTAGTTGCCGATGGCGGTGAGGCTGGGAAAGCCCATGACGGTGCCAAGCGGAATCGTCGGCGCGTTCTCGCATACGATGAGGCCGGACATGGAGAGCGGCGGAGGGCCGAGGCCCAATACTCCAGGTTGTACCGAAATCAGGGAACTGGCGGGAATGGGCATGTTGGGTTCCTAGTTCGGCGGGAACGCGACCGACACATCGGCAAGCGACGCGTCGAGATCGTTGGCAAAGGTTTGCGGAGCGCTGGTCGTCTGATTCACCTGGACGTCGAAACTGCCAGTCCAGCGATGCTCGTACTGCTGCTCACTCGAATCCAAGGGCATCAGCCGCACATCCGGCATCCCCAGCGGCGCGCACGTCGGCGCCAGTGCTGTGACCGCATACGGTGTATGCCACAGCGCCTTGACCAGCGCTGACCACGACTGCGATCGGCTGCCGTAGAAGTCGAGCTGTATCGTCACGCGATCCGGCTGCGTGACCGACATTTCCACGGGCGGGTCCTGCGTCGCGTCGAAACTCTCACTCGGCCATTCGAGCGGTGACTGGAACAGCGCCGTCATCGCAATGAATCCGGGGCGAGCTGGCGGCATAGAGACGCGGTTGCCCAAACCCTGGATGACGTAGTCCGGAGGCAGGCCCGTCACGGTCGCGAGCCACGGCTGCAACACCTTGAAAACGTCGTCCTGATCGGGGGTGAGGGTGTACCCGCTCATAGCGTATTCAACGGATCGAGTTGCAACACGACGATCACCCTGCACCATCCCTCGTACACTTCTGCGACTTGCTTCACGAGCCAGGTGCGCTGCGGTCCGCCTTGGATTTCCGGGAAATTCAACAGGTCTCCGCCCTGCGCCGCGCCGCGGTCGATCGCATTTAACTTGCCGTAGAGATAGACCGAGCGGTAGATGCCCTGCATCTGAAGGAAGTCGTACTTGCGAATATCATCGGTCGAGACCGGCTGTACCTGCGCTTGTACGTCGAAGTAGGTGATGTAGTTCGGGATCTGCTTGCCACCGGGCGCGACCGACTGCGGCGCGCTCGCGTAGTACTGCGCGGTGATGCGCGGGTTGACGGCGGGAATAACCGAACTGGCGGCAGAAAATACATTCAGCATGGCTCGATTTCCACGCTGGGATGCGCGGCGAGCCAGTCGGCCCAGGACCACATCTCGAGCTCGATCGCGGATACGTAGCACGCGACCCACCAGGGGGCGAGCCGCAGATTGACGGTGAGTTCGGCGGCCATCAGGTCACCACCGAGTCAACATGATGTTGCATCACGCCGCGGTCAATCAGGCCGTGATTAAATCCCTTTATATAAGCCGTCAGCGGCCTATTGTCGGCGGCCCAATCGATGATCGACGTGCGTATTTGCTCGCTGACTCTCAATCCCAGACGCCCAAGCGCGATACGCGCATCGTATTTCGCGGTCTTCAGGAATTTCGCTAAGTCCTGGCCCCATTCGCCGGAGTACATGACGATCGTTTGCCTGAAAAACGGGCGCGGCGCGGTGCGAGTTGTCCCAAACTCCATCCAGAACGCGACCTGCGCGATGCCGACGGTGCCGCCATGCGTGAGGCTCCAATTTCCCCATGCGGTGAGGCGCGCTGTCCATTCCGGATGACCATCCTTCGCGGCGGTCTTGGCGCGGGCGAGCAAGCGCGCAGCGTTCTCACCGTTCGCGTACGTGGCGCGATCCAGGAACCCCACGCTCACGGATTTCGCGCTCGCCAAGTTTGCAGCGAGGCGGGCGAGGTGGGCTTTGAGCTTTTCGCCGCCACTCACGGATGACATTACGACGGTCATTCGAGCTCCACTCCGAATGCCCCCCACGACAAGCCGGGCGAATTCGGCCCGACGAGCGGAGGCGGGAAGTAGAGCATCGTCCGATAGCCCATGGTGGCCTGCCAAAATTCGGCGCCCCACGTCGTCTGAATAAAATACGCCTCGCTCTGCGTCACCTCTGAAGAGTAACCGCCAGCGCTGACGCTTACAGTACCCTGCGTGCCGCTGTCGATCCGTCCCACGATCCCAGTTGGCGGACTGATGTTGCCTTGGCCGTCATTAGTGCCAACGGTCAGCGCCAGCACATGGCACGTCAGCAGATAGAGAAGCGTCAGTCTCGCATTCGCGTCCTGTACGACGGAGCCGCACGAGTTATCAAGCAGCAATATCGCCTGATTGAACGCGTTCTGCTGCTGCGCCGAAGTCAGCCCAGTGAACGCCGGCCACAACGCCACGAACTCCGACGAGAGGAACTGAACGATTCCTCTCGTGATCGGCGGACACGGCGTCGGGCAGGCGACAACGGGCATTATGCGGCCTTGGTGAAGTCGGCCTTTGAAATGCCGGGGACGATGATCTTGGTCTGGTCGATCGGCTGCAGGATGCCGGGGCGCTCCATCGCATCTTTCGACACGGCGCGTGCATTGCCTTTCATGGATGCATCGCTATTCCCTTCCACTACGAACAGGTGTCCGTGTTTCAGGAACCCTGAATGCGTCTTGATCCACTCGTCCCAGAGGTCCTTCG